TGATGGAGACGAACATAGTGATGATGGAGACGAACATAGTGATGATGGAGACAAACATAGTGATGATGGAGACGAACATAGTGATGATGGAGACGAACATAGTGGTGGTGATGGTGATGATGACAACGGAGATAATGATAGTGATTTCGAAAATGATGTGGAAGAAAATGAAATTGTAATCACGGTGGGTGGTGATAATGATAAACAGGTGATAACATTCTAGTATATATCACAATATAGTGTATAATGATATATATTTCAACCCCAATCGTATTTATCATAGTCATATGGTCTGTAGCCGCATACTTCGAAATCACCAAATTTGTCTTTTCATAATTCAACCCATCTGTTGACGCTGTGCCTTAAACAAACTATAATTAGTACTCAGCGGATTAATAAACCTTGTTATAAACACCAATATCAACAAACCTGATATCCAACGGGTGTACTCGTATTTAGGGTAATACCTCATCAATACCAATATCGCACAAAGTATTCCAACCAATAATAGCTGCATAATATTGGTCAGTCCCTCTATCAGTTTTTTCACACGCATCCCCTCCGCAAAATCATTATGTAAAAATTGAAAAAACACCATCCCGGACGAACCACTTGGTTCAAAAAAGTATTCATAAAAACTTTTACACCCACCCCATTTCATAATAGCGTCCAACACATGCTGTGGTAATAGGTAGACCAAAAACAACTTGGTATAACACTTGAACGAATAAAACGGCTTGTAACTCATGTTGGTAAGAGTGTAGTCCCAAATACCATCGTCTATAATACTATTTACCTGTTTGACAAGGTTTACATTATCACTTGATTTGATATAACACCCCCCTCTCGATAGACGGAGACTAACCTCAATAATTACCTCACCCCTGTACTGGACATTGCACACACCAGTATAATTCTTCATATGCTCATCCACCCACTTAACGATGCTCTTGGGGGGCTTGTTACTCTCACCAATAAACTTCCAATCATCTATAAAACCATTTTGTTTCTCACTGTAGACACTTGTCATCTGATACATTATCTTACCACCAACCATAAGAAAATCTGTCATAGTCTCTCTTGCATCGATGAACTCAGTCCACATCATATCCTCCTTATCCAGGTGATTGATCACCTCATCAAACTCCTTTATCTTAAAACAATTTTTACTAGAAGCACTCTTGTGTCCCCATCTAGGCTTAATGAAGATAGGATATTTCACATCCGTCCTCTTACTTAACTGACTCAAAAGACCACACTGTATTTTCTGCGTCTGGGCAATAAAGAGCTTATCATATACAAACCGGTGTTTGGGATACTTATTATACGCTGCGATGTCATACATAGGTAAATCCTTCGTAAAATGAACCTTATATGGATCCAAGTACGGATTAAATATACCCAACGCATTACACCAAGCATCGTCATACTCGAGAATTTTTTTAACAATTGATGAATCACTTGACATGTATATGCTATATGTCAACAAAAAAACAATTTACTTAAATTTGATTACAAACCATATAATAGAACAGCATATAGCCAGAACTAAGCCTAGTTAGTAGTATATCACTCTTGATGATTTGACGTCATATCTACCAACATTGAGCTCACTATCAAAATCATACAACTCCTGTGTATTATTATCAACGTAAAATCTCTTCCCATTCAATATAATAGACTCGACGTCAATCTCAATACATTCATCATCAACCGACACCTCTTCCAACGCTCGTTGAATCTCAACGACATTTTCAACCGGAACCCCACCCGCTACTTTGATAAGAGCCTCTGTTATATTGACGTCATTTATATCAGGGGGCTGAAGAGTCGGTGTATGTGACGCACCAACAACACACGTCGACCTGATTTCTTCAACCGATGCCTTTACCACACCGTCTTTGTCAGGTAGAGTGACATCGTCACCACATTCCTCTACTATATTAAACCGCTCATTAACCTTCTTCATCACGACTTCTTGTTCACTTGAAATGTGTTTGGAAACCAACGACATGATTTTTGTCATCAGTTTTTCAATATCAGTTTTCTTTGATTTCTTTGTTGGTTTCAAATTAGGAACCGTCTCAATACAAGGCTTATCGGTAATAACACACTTAAGCTCACCACACCGCCCACCAACGTCTACTAATGAATCGTCCATACTCAACCCACTCGATGACTCAATAATATAATAACTCGAATTAGTGTTGATATACTCACATACATCATGCACATTTTTTCGAGTTCCATCACCATAAACGCTCTCACCAATCACACGATTAGTCTCGTTTAGAACAAGAGTTTGTATATTTTTTCCAATAATATCCATATTTTTCATATTAAATCTATAGCACTCAAAAATTATATCAATTTTGTACTTTTCATACCAACCCGTCATAACTTATATCATCATCGGAATTCGTTCACTATCAATACGACTAGACGTGGAGGACGATAAGAAATCCAACAGACTCCCACCGGAGCCACCCTTACCTTTTTTGCGACCTATTTCACGCGTGACCAGCGGGCACCTACTATAAGTAACATCGTCACCCATAATCGTATGGGTATAGTTTGAAACAGTTAATGCCGTTGAACATGAAAGAGTTACTATATCATCAGCTGCGTTAACCGCTACGGCAAACAACCCGTACAACCACCATTCATCTTTAACACGCTCTCTGAATTCACATGGGGTCATCTTTATACGATCAGACATCATTTGCGTCATATCAAAATCCATTTGTTCAACAAAATTAACATAATTAATTACACGATTAAGATCATCTTTTATACCAAAACTAACTTGATGCATCATAAGCCGCCCGTGTCTAAGGATATACCTGTTTTTGCATGATTGTAAAATAGCAAACCCCATACTATAAGCTCGCTCAGCAACACATGAAATGTTGTGATTAATCACCTCACCAATAAGACGCTGACCACTCTCCAACTCACCACCAGGAGTATCAATATATAAGTAAACGTTATTTTTATCACTCATTAGATTGAGCTCGTATATAATTCTACTCACCGATTTTTCATCAACCGGACCACGGAGTATCAAATTATTTTTAGTTGTCAAATCAATATGCTTAATCCCATCACAACACACATAGTGTGACGACAGTAATAAAAACGATAAAAGTATCCAAATCATAATTTAGGAGGATAATTTTATTATACAAATTCTACGTATGATATGATTAATTTATAAGAAAAATTACAAATTAATTAGTTAGTTCATTTTTATTTTATTTTTTATTTTTTATGGGCGAACCCATTTATTAGAATACTTTGTATGAAATATTCCTATTCCATACCATACACGATGTTGAACACGAACTAGTTTGAATATGCAAGCCCACCCATGCCACTCATAACACGCAACACGTTATAGTTGGTAGCATAGACACGAACCTTGGCGGTGTTCTGTCCAGACACGGTGGCGTTGGAAAGAACAAGCTGAAGGGTGGCGTTATCGATGCGGGAGAAGTTGCAGCTGCCGGAAGGCTGATGCTCTTCGGGGCGAAGGGCGAAGGAATAGACGTTGATGCCAGTATCGGGGGCACGGGTGTGTGCCTGGAAGGGCTGGACCTGGTCGAAGTAGGTTCCCTCGCGCTCGGAGAAGCGGTCCTGACCATTAAGCTGAAGCTTGGCGACCACAACGGGGTTAAGACCCCAGCAGTGCATGTCAAGGGCGGTCTCGGCAAGGACGAAAGAGGCGGCATCAGAGACGTCGGCGGTGTCAGCGGATGTGGCGCTGTTGGCAGCAACGACACCATCGGCGAAAAGACCGGTAGCGCTGATAACATTACCGGCGCTGGCATCACTAGAGAAGGCCATGATGGAGTTGGGGAGAGCATCGATGGCATCGGTGTAGTTGAAAGGCTGGGCTCCCATGGTGGCATGCAAAGCGTTGCCACCCTTGAAAGAAGAGCAGTAATCAACGTTGGCATCGGGCTGGACAACCCAGACAAGCTCCTTACAGGGGTGGTTGAAGTTGAGCTTGATCTTGTTGGAAGAAGAACCGACGGACTCGTCACCGGTGAACTGAAGTTGCTCAATCAGGTACTCGTGGGGGTTCTGGGCCATTCTGCGGCGCTCATCGGTGTCGAGGAACACGTAATCGACGTAAAGAGATGCGGCGACAAGGGACTGGCTGTAGGCGTTGGTGGCTTGGACACCTTCAGCGGTAAGCAAATTGACGGCCCACAAGCACTCATCGATGGGGCGAAGATCAAGATTGATCTTGACCTCGTGGTATTGAAGGGCAATCAAGGGAAGGGCAAGACCGGGGCTACGGCAAAACCAGAACTGGAGAGGAATGTAAAGGGTGGTCTCGGGAAGGGCCTTGCGGGGAGCACAGACCTGTCCGGGGGCAGAGGAAGAACCACAGGGTCCGTCGACCTCCTCGAAGAGGGGGTCTGTGGTATAGACAAGCTGGGTGGTGTGACCAATCATCTTGTTGTATCCACGGGTCTGCTCAGAGCTCAAGGTAAGCTGAGTCCAGATGTGCATCCAGTCACCATACTGGCGGTCGATGCGCTGACCACCAATCTCGAGCTCCACCTGGGAGATAAGCTGGTGACCAGGGAAATCCAACCAACGGGCATGTGCGGCGTTGGTATTTGAGATTTCAGGAAGAGTAACCTGAAGATATGTGCGGTAGGCAAGATCACCGTTGCGGCTGATGGTGCATGTCACACGGCGACCAAAGTCGGCTTGTCCGTTGAATGTCTGCTCGATGGACTCCATCGAGAAGTTGGTGTATCTGCGATAAGTAACCTTCCAGAAAGTGATCTGAGGGTTACCAGTAAGGTAAACGTCTTGTGCGCCATAGGCAACGAGCTGCATTAAACCGCCTCCCATTATATACTATAGCTAAAGAAAAAAAAATCTCATTCTAGGACTTAATTCAATTAATTGATACAATTAATTGAATGAATTTTTTGGTTTTATCGCAAGTTATTTTTGTTTATACCACATGTTTTTGTATGAAGTTGGTTAGGTAACTATCTAGTAATATTTCCTTATCATTATGGTGTTTCTTTTTGAATATATAATTATTTCCAATTTTTCTAATTGTCCATCCGTCTTCTAAAGTATTGTATATGAATACCATTTTTTGTAATTTCTTTAATTCTATATTTTCCGCAGAACCACATTCAATATATGAGTCCATTGGTATACAATTGAAAAGTATTCAGTATTTTAAATTTATTGTAATAATTAAAGCATAAAGGTTCCGCTTCATATATTCTAATGCCATCGTTTAAACCGAAAACAAATAAAAAGATAATTGTTGAGCAAAATAAAACTGTTACGTTGGATTCTAAGCATAATGAAATCATGGATAATATTAATGAAATAGAGGAGGAGACTATCCCTAAATTGAGAGATCGTGTAGAAACGCTAAAGAATGAGTATAAAAAGCTCAAGAAGGGGCAGGTGGACGAACGTTTGGATATAAAGGACAAGTTGAAAGAGATTAAGTCAACTATCAGGGTTCTTGGGTCCAAGAAAAGTGAATATTTTCTGGATAATTCCAAAAATATATTTGCGTATTTTGAGAATAAGAAGAATATTTCCACTAACGTTAACTCTGAAAAAAGTACGAAGTTAAATAGTTTTTTTAAGTTGAATGATGACAACGACCATATGGAAAAGACGAATAATATTGTTAATGAGTATTTATGTAGGGTTGATGAGTCATTTATAGAAACAGCTTCATTTATACATTCTTGCGAAACGTGTTCATATTGTAACAAGGGGGAATTGATACCGGTTGATGAAGATGGCGTTCTTGTTTGTAACAGTTGTTCTAAATATGTTCATTTCCTGATTGAAAATGAAAAGCCATCATACAAAGAGCCTCCCAAGGAGGTCTGTTTTTATGCGTACAAGCGAATCAATCACTTCAGAGAAATATTAGCACAGTTTCAGGCGAAGGAGACGACACAAATTCCAGACAAGGTGATTGAGGACATCAAGCACCAAATCAAAAAGGAGCGCGTTGACAAGGACCAAATAAACAATATCCGTGCAAAGGAGATGTTAAAGAAGTTGGGATATAATAAATATTACGAGCATATACCGTTTATTAAGGATATAATAGGAATTAAGCCACCCGTGATGAATCCCGAGTTAGAGGATACATTATGCAATTTGTTCCTGGATATTCAACGGCCGTATGCTAAATTCTGTCCAGAAGACCGGGTAAACTTCTTAAATTACTACTATACAGTTTATAAGTTGTGTGAGCTACTTGACCAGACACAATTTCTTCCGTTTTTTCCAACGCTCAAAGACAGGGAAAAAAGGATTGAGCAAGATAATATATGGAAGAAGATTTGTAATGAGCTTGATTGGGAATTCATACCCACCATATAAGATTACAATTGCGGTGAAATTCATTTAATAGGAATATATTAAATGACAATTAAATGAATTTATTGGGTTTATGTGTAACATTTCCCTGAGCTGAGGGATTTACATTAATCTGGGGAATCCAACAAGGTTGGCACCCAGACCGAATCCGGCACCGGAACGTGCTGAAACTGCCATCGAGGGAATGTATGTATCGAGGATAGCGAATGTGGCTGCTGCTGTGAGAGCAAGCAATACGATCTCTTCCATTACGAGTGCCTTTCGTGGGATAACAAATGCGGCGATTGCCACCATGAGACCCTCTACCAAATACTTGATTGCTCGCTTGAACATCTCTGTGAAATCAAAAAGTTCTGTCATATAGTAATTAATTAGAAAAAAATAATAGTGAACAAATACACTTAAACATATAATATAAGGAATATCATGAGCTTTTCAAAAGAGGCCAATACGTATGTCGACCTTCTTGACGAAGATAAACCAATCGCTGGACAAAAGTTTTCTTGTGTGTCTTTCATTTCTCCCGAGAATGTTTTGAAGGATAAACGCATGTTTTTTTTCGAACAATTTTTAAAGAAGTGGGATTTCCTAAAGTCTATGGAGAAATTCCATCAGTTCATGAATTTTATTAGTTATAAGTATAAGGTTGACTTCGATTCAATCACCGAGGATTTAAAGGGTTTTGTTCAAGAGGAACGTGAAAACCTAATGAAGACTACAATTGAGGATGAGTATAAGAATTTCTTAGACGAGTGTGAAGATAAAATGGAGGCAGAGTTTAACATCAAACATAACTTCCAGACAAATACCCGCGGTGTAAAGATCCGTGGTTCGTTTAATACCCAAGAGGAGGCTGAGATGCGATGTAAAATTTTGAGAGAATCTGACCCCAATCATGATGTGTATGTGGGTCCTGTTGGTATGTGGATGCCGTGGGAGCCAGAGGCATACAAGACTGGACGTGTTGAATACATGGAGGAGGAGCTCAATAACCTGATGCATGAGAAAATCAAGAATGAAGAAGGTGCCAAACAGGAGTTTGATACTCGCATTCGAGAGTCGAAAGAGAAGGCCATCGCCGAAAACATAAAGAATTCTGAGAAGTCGGGTTCCACAGTGTCCCAGAAGATCGACAAACAGGGCAACCTGGTTAATAGTCGTCACGTCAACTTTGACGATATTGACGATGCTGATGTATTGATGGAAGCAACGAACCCATCCGCATCAGCTGACATTCGTTCAGAGTTATTCGATAAGAGTGACGTGTTCATGAATAAGAAATCCGATTAGATGGATTATAATACATTCATACATATTTGTATTTGTATTTGTATAAAATTATATAATGACCTCTACATGAGGTATGGTCATTATACGGATTGTTTATAGATAACTTTGTTATTGACGTCATGTCAGTAGTTTAACACCGTTTAGTATCGACTGTGGTTTGAATCGTAATATATCGAGTTCATATATGGTAGATGGGAAATTATCATCACCATATATGTCTTGAAGGAGCATCCATTCAAATAATCCACCCGCGTATACAAATACATTAAAAAAACCAAAACTGATAAGGTCTCTATATTTCAAATACATATTTGGGTCACAGTTATTTTTTCCATAAATAATGATGTATTTGGACATATTGTTACTCGATATGAGTTCATTTATTACGTTCTCTTCATCAATTGGGTGTGTGGTGTTTCTAATTAAATTATCACTTTCTGTAGCACCAGCTGTCGTTATTAGTAGGTAATCTTTATCTATAGCAGTTTTCATGTCATCAAATCCAATAGTTATATTATTTGTGGTTATGTTTGACAGAGTGTTTCCCATACACTATTTATTAAGTTATTTTTAATATAATTATTTGGATAAAATTATATTGAAATCACATCATGTATATGATATTGGAAATGGAACACATTATCATTATTATGAAGAAGTAACAAATGATGATACAATTTTTTTCAGGTTCATGTATTCACTATCAGCAATCCGCAGACAACTGCTGTATTCATACGAATTGCTTATCGTGTGTATCTCATACGATGTTATTCCAAGTCGTTCGAGAAACTGAGCAATGTTAGCACATGTCTCGATGCGGGCGGACGAGTTCTTTGGGAGCTCGTCGTTGCAATTTACAACAGTTCCAATTCTAAATTCTCTTCGACCATCATCGCAGCTACACCAATTTCGTTGTTCGGGCTGAAGACTGGCAATTAGGGTTGATTCGGTTCTGTTCGTAGCAATCATATTCATTCTTTTGTATATAAAATATCTTGATATTTATTATTTCAATTTTAGTTAAACGATACAATTATTTCGACATCTTCCTTTTTTATTGATTTAGATGCGAGTATAGAAAGCTCCTCGCGCTTCTTGCGTGTCTTATGTGACTTCGACGCGGTACCAGCATCTCCAGATAATTCCCGCTTTCTCGATGAACTATTTCGCGTGTCCATATCATCCTGAATTATTTTGTAATTTTCCTCAATATATCTAACAACGTCATTCTCTATCGCCCACTTAAAGAAATTCAACTGACCAATTGTTGTCTGAATATTAACCCCATCCCTATACGGAATTTTTATACGATCCCACCTACAAAACGGATCAAACCGCTTTTTGGAATAGGCCTTAAGCTTCAACTTGTAATCATTATACACCTTAAATCGTTCTATTTGGACACAACCACCCATATTTTTTTCAATATCGTATACAGTATAGTACTTTTTGGCGTAATTTGTGGCAAACCAATCCACTATCCGCAGTGATATTTCGGACTTACCATTTATTATATTTAACATTTTCTCTACATTATCAAATGTTTTGTAAAATAACATGAGATTGTTCAATAGTAAATCATTTTGGGTAGTATAGAAACTCGACATGTTATTAATAGAGACACGTGTTTAAATACTAATCGGTGTTTTTTAATATCTTCAGGGATTTAGTAAATTCAAACTTTTTTATGTCAGTACGCCGCCGCCGTAAATTGCATTCAAGACATGAAATAATAACATTTTCAAAAGTGTGACCAATATCATTATTAATTCGATCAAGTGTCCACTGCCTTTTTTCACGCACAGAATTATAAAGAACAACTATATTAGATTTACAATAGTGACACAAAAGCTTCGATATAACCAGTTTTTCCAGACACTGCTCGTTAGTTATAATATTTAACTCATCGAAAATATTCTTACGTTTATCCTGCTGTATATACCCACTAATCTTTTTGCGTATTTCAGCCACATATATTTCACTAAGATCAAACATGTCTTCAACAAATATCCTATTGATTGAACACCTTTGTTCAAAGTGGGAAACAACCGGATAACAGGTTGTTCGCAATTCATCTCTAGGAACCAAACACGCACGCTTTACGGCATATCGATTCGACTGCCCACAAATTGTTATCGTTTTCGAATTTGATTCATCATCTGACATATACACACTACTATACTATACTACGCAAATAATAACTTTTACTACTTAACGCCTATACATTTGACTCCTTTGAGGTCACACGTCTTTTTAACAACATCCTCACCACGTTCTATAAAACCTACAATATTTTCAACATTTTCGTGTGTAGACACAATATAAATATTAGACAAAGGAGTAATCATAGAAAATAACATATACAGAAGTCTCTTAACCACCGGACTTGTTATCATAACAATAGATTGCTCAAGTTTACCATATTTAACCGGATTAACCTTCATACGACTTTTTATTTCCTTTATAAATTTACTTAACCGATACACATAAGAAATCGGCGGAGATACCCCTTCTTCACACGATTTAAACACCAACGTGAAACATGTAATAGTTTCGTCGTCGTAAAGATTCATCCATGTTTCAACCATCGAGTTGTACTCCACTTCAAATTCATAAATACCGAAATTAAATTCAATCACACAGTTATCACTACCAACACATGTATCTTCACATTCACCACTCGCAGCAAGATACATACTCATATCTTTGGCGCAATCCATATACAATATACATATATCTACATGCAAAATGGAACGAATATACTAAATATTATATCATTACATCACATAATATTACATACACGCAGTATCTAACCTATATTGAAACACACAAGAATACAATCAGATTCCAGCAGATAACCATAAATAGGTTATACAATCAATATAAACGTTACACAAATTGTAATATACACTTATACAATTTACACAATAATGAATAACTACACCATATATTACTGCATAAAAATTAACGGGGCATACGATGTACTATGTGCTATGTCCATATTGAATATATTGAATATACCCATTTTGAACCGAACGCATTTGTCTATGCTTACTTGTAACGAAGACCCAATCACAAAAAGAATGCTCGCATATTGGGTATTTACATACGGTATTATTCGATTGTACGATGTAGGTGAAATAGTGACATTATCCTATATACTCGAAGCTCTTTGTATGGCTAATGAATTGCGTTACCAAAAAATGAAACGGGGGCATGTATTATTTTGTGTTTTGGGTTGTTTATTATTTATTAGTATATGTGATGTGACGACACAAGGTATAGATATTTTAGATGACAACGAGGAATTGGTATAACCAACCCGTATATAATATATATTTATAAACGAGTTAGATATAATTCAATATGTACATATACTATGTCATCCGGAAGAGGAGATAATGTTCTGAAATATAAGCATATATACCAACGTCGAGGGTCCACCGGGACCTCACCAGACGAAACTATCGAGAATTTGACAGAAAAAGACCTTGATAGCTTTTTGGAAAAGGAAAAAAATAATTACTCAAACGAACCATGGAACAAACTAAACAAAACAGATAAAATTAAAAAATTATACTCATTCGCAGCGACATACGTTGACGTAAACTCTATTGTCGAAGAAAAGATCGCGATGGAAAAGTTTTTAAAATGGTCACTTGAAACAAAAAAGATTTCAAAAGTCAAAGACATCAAGTATGATAAGTGCAGCGGGAAAATATTGGAAATATCTGGACTCGGTTATGATAGTGTAACCAAAAAGTTTGCTATCTCGAGAACGGGTGATAACAACACATCAACATCAAACCAACTTGGGACCCCCAAAAAAGCAACAAAGTCTGTCGCAAAAAGGGTTACACTCAAGAAGGTAACCCCAAAACCCGAAGAGAAATAGAATTATTATCACAGAAAACAAACACCCGTAACCCGTAACCCATAACCCACAATAATCATGATAAAAAATCATCATTATTATAATACATATATCCTAAATATAGGGAATGTAGTTTATCGTCGCATTGTCGTACATAGTAACATTGAACGAATCATTATACCCCTCCACATAAACCGAATCACCATTACCCAACCCCGAACACCCATATTCACCCGTACAGCTACGCCCACCAGCACTCACCGGAAGCTTCACACTGTTATTCTTGTCACTCATCGTGTAATACTGCCACTTGTCGCGACTAACGAACAACGGGCGTCCCATAAGCGGAAGGATAGTCTCCTGACCACCCGCACGCGTGAGAATACCTACCTGCCTATAGTGGGTATCCACCGAGTGTGTCGGCACGTTGATCGGCATCCCGTGCCCGTGCCCATGCGACGGTGGGTGCATGTGCATCACATCGGGACGCATCTCAGGAGCAGCACGAATATCCAAACTAGGCACCATATAACGAGTGTCCTTCAGAGGAGCACTATAGGGATTCGAATAAACATCACCTGGTATGTTCGTATACGGAACACTCGGGGAAAAAAACACAGAAAACGGATTGTATCGACCCAAACCTTCGCTCCTATCTACACCAGACTGCTTATTGGTCGCATTCACATACATAAACCCAAACGCAAACACAGTTATAATAACAATAAACCCTAACGTGAGATTCTCTACACAAATTACTCCCGGAATACACTTATTTCCTTTTGTCATCGGTCTTATAAATAACACATATAATTTATAATACAATCAAATAGTCAGTAATTGTCATAAGCAATCTACTTCTTTCCTCCTTTGGTTATCTGCGCAACCTTCTCAAGTCCCTTAATGTCGAAACCAGAAATCATGTCCTGAGCCTGACGCATCAACGGAAGCATACCCTCCATATTCTTCGAAAGCTGTGACTGCTTAGACATAAGCGCCTGGGTCTCCTTCGCAAGACCCGAAATACCACCCTTACCTATCATGCTCTCGAGATTGTCATACGCATTCTCCATAGTGGCAGCCTGATCAATAAAACCACCCTTCTTGTCTTTACCATCAGGCATCTCAGAACTAATACCTCCCTTTCCCTTTCCCTCTCCCTTTCCCTTTCCCTTTCCCTTTCCCTTTCCCTTTCCCTTTCCCTTACCTACCTTCATACCAGAACGCTGTTCGAGATCCTTCTTAACACCCCGCTTCTTCTTATTAGTCATTCGCTCACGCATACCCTCTTTGCTCCGGAGACCAATAATATTCATCATCTCAGAACCGATAATACCTAAACCCTCACGCAGACCATGCTTCTTAGGGTTAGTCATACCGTCCAAACGAAACATCTTCTTGAGCTTAGTCTCCTTACGCATCTCATTCTCAGCCTTCTTCTCCTCAGCCTTATCGTGTAGCTTCATATCACGGATCATAGCGTTCTCAGCAATGCCAATCATACCCTCCGAACCCAATCCACTCACATTCAAAAGATTGTTGAGATTCACCTGGTCTTCCTCCTCTTCCTCTTCCTCTTCATCTTCATCTTCATCATCATCTTCATCATCTTCATCCTCATCCTCATCCTCATCCTCATCCTCTTCCTCTTCCTCTTCATCTTCCTCTTCTTCTCGGTCGCGACCACCCTTCATACCCTCTAAACCAAGAGCAGCTGTCCGCAAATTAGAAGCCTTGAGCAAATTTGTCACCACAAGAGCAACTCCCATAATAACCACCATGTTGTCAGAAAAGAAAGATGTTAACACACCAGACCCCGCAAAAAACACAACACTCGCCTGATCATTCAACGAAATATAACCAATCAAATTTGTCAACGCCAGGAAGAGAACAATGTATAATACTGTCTGATTTGTCAAAAATGCCTTAACGTTCATTATATATTTTGTAAAGAAAAGACTTTCATCACAAAATTAATTAATACACATCGCTCAGCGACGAATATTCTTACCGCGCTTATGAGAACCCTTACCTTTACGCACCACGCGGCGACCTATACGAGAAACACGACCCTTCTTTTCACGCACAATCTTCTTACCTGTTCTCTTCTTTACCCTCCTCGACTTCTTTGGCGCAACCACACGCGCCCCATCACTCAACGCTATCGTAAGACCCTTCATACCCAACTCACTATAGCGATACCCACCTCGATGATTCTTCCTTGTTCGGTTCCCGATAGTTACCATTATATTAACGTGAGATTTATTTTCAATATTTTGATAAATATCGGAGGGAGGTGATAGACAACCGTGGTTTTCCACCACCATCCATACCACCACCGTTGCCAGGTTTTTGGGTTTTCATAAGTCCAAAGGGGTCTCTGTCTCTTCCTACAGCACCTTTAATCACGTGGTTGTTAGACGTATCATCTTCAATATGACTCGTAAGACGACCTATGCCGATTGGTGCGACAGCATTAATTACTTTCCCGAATCTGTTTATAAGATCACCGTCTGTAAGCTTGTTATTTCGTTTTCTTTTTTCTTTTTCTTTTTCACTAGTCAAAATGGGTTTAGAACTATATACCGAGTTATAGCTAATCGTTCTTTCGTCGGGTAATGTATGAGTCGTAAGGTTGTTGTATAATAAGTTATCAATATTACCATTATTCATGGTCAAAATAGATACAAAATAGTAGATTTCTATATCTGTATTGTTCTTATCGTTTTTCATAATCAATTCTGTATTCTCCTCTGGCGCATATTTGTTATAAAAATCGGTCCATACAGCTGCACCAGCTGCGACACTCGGTAAATTTATTTTGTCATCTCCAATCACCTTATATAATTTAGCGGTGTTATAGTTACCCTTGATTTCGACGACTCTATATATATCAACTTGTCTGGAATTTTTATCACCGGATGATGTGGGAAACGTTTTTATAGGTTTTCGCGTTGTGTCCGCCATTTGGACACTACCGAACGGTTCTTGGATGTTTGTATAATTGAATTTTTTTCCTATACTTACATCATCTATCTTTATTCCGACGGGAAATACCTTAGAATCATCACGCCAAATCTCAATCGTTGTAGCCCCCGCCAGTTGATTCGTTTGGATAACACCCTCTTTTTCAGTATCAGTATCAGTATCACTACCAGATTTATTCGTTTGTTTTTTAATTTTTCCCTTTTTTATCTTTCGTTGAGTTGCTGGAATCGATGTGATTATACGTGTTTTTTCCTTTTGAACAATTCCTGTGTTTGACAATAATGACAATCTCGTTTCCCATTCAACATCTGGCTTTTCCCATTTGATGACACCTTTGTCATCCGTTGTAATTCTCTCCTTATTTTCTTTTTCAATTCTTTCATGTTCAAGACGATCGGCTTCCGCTTTCTCTCGACGTTCCTTCTCTACCTGTTTCACACGTTCATTCTCTACCTGTTCCAGACGTTCCTTCTCTATCTGTTCCAGACGTTCCTTCTCTATCTGTTCCAGACGAACCAATCTTTCAGATTCAAGACGATCTGCTTCAACACGCGCTGCTT